CTCTATGGTAACAACAAAGTTGTTTTAACTACCAGGAAACACTGATCTCTCAGTATCCATAAGGGTAGTCCGCGCGAACATACTAGAATTACTTAGTTCGCAAAGGTTCTCTTTATTGGTGCGGGAGGATAGAGAAACTATAATCTTAGTTCGTCTATCCGCAAGTCTCTCAGTATCTGATCTATCAGTCACATTAAAGTAATTGATAGGTGCAATATCCATTGCACGATAAAGATACCAGACTCGTCGAGCATGCCATCTCCTAGGGGTCTTCCGACCCGTAAGAGACATATGCACGAAGTTGAAAGGCTTGCCATTGAAGGAAAGGTGATCGAATATAATATGATCATCTGTCCCATCGTCAGGTCCGGCTAGATAGGTATTAAATTTTGAGAGCAACCGATTAAGAAATCGGAAGCATCGCTTAAAATAATACTTATAGCCAGTTCTATATAGATAGTTCCGATACCGTACAATCGTACGGAGATCGAGCCAGTCTTTAATATAGAATCCCCTAACGTCAATACCCTGATAAAAGTCACCACCACAGGATTCGCGGAAAGGTCCAAAAGAAAAACTCTTTTGTTCATTCACCTCGAAACCAAAGTATGCCAATACATCATAAAGTACTGGACATGCTTCCTGTGGGATGATAATATCATCACCAAATACTGATACATCCTCTGTCTTTAATCCTAACTCCTTAGTAACGGCAAAAGCCAAACTATAGAAAATTAGCGATTCTAGCTCAAAGGTGTAACCGTTTCCCATCGCCGAAAACTTATGGAATTCATACCATTTATTTTCATAGCGATATCTTGTTGATCGGACAGTATCTAAAGCTGAAAACCATGTAAATGGTAATAGCTCAAATACTGACTCCCAATTAATGAGATCCGAAGCAGAAGATAGGTCAACGGTAGCTAGGCTATTGTCGACACTTGCTCGTTGAGCAAGGCGACGATGCCGTTCAGGACAACGATTTAACGTCAATCCCGAATGCTTCAGTCTGTTCCTAATTACAGACCCATAACCTTTCTGGATAATCTTATTCAGACCAGGCTCAATATTAATTGGCCTATGGGTTTTAGCTGTCTTTGGAACAAAAGAGAGGCGACTTCCAGGTATAATCGTGAGCACATCTCTAATACGAGATGTATCCGATGGGCTAACGCCATGCAGCGATAGCCAACCTGGACATGACTGCAATAATTCTATTGCAGCCGATGTCGCTTCTGGGGTTACATCAAGTGCACCGGTTAATTTATCATAATCGGTTGTCCTTCCTTTCACAGTGAAGGACGCACCAGGGCCAAAATCAATTGGTAAAGATGAAATAGACGGAACATTACCGAGAATTTTAGCAATTTTTCGTTTCGCATTCATTATTGTCTGCGGTACAACGCTCGTATCAAATTCGGTACGAGATGCTTTGATCCTACGGTTGTGCTTGTCACATTTTATCTCACAGTCTATAAAGGTTTTTATAGCCTGTTCCAATGGATTATGAGACGTATCCCAGTGTGGGTATTTCTTTATAGTTGTATAGATCAAATTATCTTTAATATAATCTTTATGATTTGAATAATCGTTTGGATTTATATCAAGAGACAATAATTGATCTATTTCATTATGATGAAGTAAAATACAAACCTTATTGCTATAGGACGAATCAACGTCTTGGCATAAAGAGAATATAATACTTTCATAATGGGCACAGTATGCAATAGGATCGTTCCAGGCAGATACAAGTTGTTTTTTCAACAACTGTGAACGCCTTTTCGATATATCTATTACATTGATCGGATGGTTACCATCCGGTTTCGTAGGCATTACGCCTATAGTAGAATATGTCTTAAACATATCTATATGCCTCAACTAATTAATATGGAAATGCGCCATTTTTGATAGCATCAGTAAACTGTGCTTCTTCAATGGCCCCACTAGCAAATGCGATCAAATCATCGATCTCAGATGCACTGGCAGTACTCGGAACGACAATATCCGTGAAGCAAGTAATATTATTGCTCTTGGTATTACCGTCTGAGTCATTATACTCGTAAGGCAAAACAACTTTAATTGTTACCTTTCGAGCAACGTCACCCTTGGCGGGACGCATAGCGCATGACAGACTAGTATACATACCAGAATAAGAACCTGTAAAGTCTTTATACTCTACAAGTAAATTATTCTTTTGTGTAGGCTTGAATGTCTGTGCTACGGCTGAACCGTCGTTTAAAGTGATATCTGCGATTTGCATATTAACTCCTAGGTTAATTTGTAAATTAAGGTTATTTGAACACTTGTCTCAATAACGAGATAGCATCCAATATACGGTCTCCATTTATACGTTCTAATAGTGAAAAGCGTGGCAAAGGAATTGCCGGTGCTGAAGTGGTACGGCGCTCGATGCGTCCGTAGTCACCAATAGCATTCTCGCCATTCGCTATATAGTACGTTTCCACTGTACCATAACTATGGATAGAGTGGCTAAATGAAGTCTTAGTGCACCAAACAGGTTCAAGACCTTGCAAGGCAGTAAAGCTCTCAATCCAGTTGCCGATCGGTAAAAACCAATCTGCAACAAAGGAGAAGGGAACTAACTCCCATGCAATCAGTATAGGGTTTGTTAACCCAAGAGAACTAGACTCACGTAATGTGGGGTTAGTTATCTTCCATGCACTGTCGTAACGACAACACACAGTACTATATCCTGCACCTGTCCAGTTGTCACTAGCTGGAGTCATCTTACCTTTATATGTATATACGCCAGGTAAATATAAATCCGCATGATCTCTGTAAAGGAGATTAGCGATATATTCAGCTGACCCGTATACATCATAGATAAGTGGGTTCCAACCGTATCGTAACTCTAACCAAGAATCAGCTGCAAATTTTGACAGCGTTCTACGGTTATACTGAGTCACTCTACGTCGGAGTGCCTTCTTATGTAACTTACCAGTTACGACTTTGGATCTACCAAAGCCGCGTAAATGATAAGGAACACGGGTGTTGTTACCAATACCCAAGGCACCGAAACAACGGTCAATTTGTCCTTTCCGCAAAGCGCGATAGGCATTCGCCAGTCGCCGTGCAGTATAGGCAATCAAACCAATTGTTTCCTTCGACTCGGCGAGAGCAATACCCAAATTAAAGGGATTTTGCTTGGACGCATTAGCATAGAGATATTCAGCCGCAAGGCTAAATCTCTCAGTATCGCTAAGTCCATCGCCATGAGCACCACCTCTGTTCTCCGGACCAGCATCGCCGGTCGGTTTCCAGATATATGTGCCATCCCTAGTAAAACCAAATTCACGAAAATATGGCATACCGAGTAAAGTAGAAGAATGATTAATCTTAAACTTAAACTCTGTATCTATATAGCGTGTACGAGCGTCATAACGACGTTCGTATTGGTCTCCATAGGAGAGTGAAGCATAAATGTTATTTTCGTTATTGTTATACTGTTCCTTTAATTCTACAGCCATAGGGGCCTCCGAAGAGGCCTATAGGTAAAGAATATAAAGGATTACCCCAAAAGGTAATAGTAGAAACAGTAATAAACTCAAGAGTTTATTAAGTAACCACGCAAGTATATAACTTAACATATATGTACCTCATGACATTCAACATTATGCTGAATAAGCTAGTGTAACGATTGACACTTAGGCCAATCGGGCGAACGGAGCTATATGTCTTAGCAGACAATACCAGTTCAAATATAGTATAATACTCATCAGTATGATACTAGACCTGATAAAGCCTTGGAACCCTCTCG